ATGCCACATCAAATTTTGACATCCGAAAAAATTGTTCAGGCCGGCGTGAACATAATCGAAGCTGATAAAGTTTTGACATTTTCAACGATTGCTCACAATTTAGGTACACATTCTCAAGCGTTATATGTGTATTTCGATAGCCAAAAACAATTAAGTTACGCCATAGTTGGCTGGGCGGTTACTCAAGTAATAGAATCATTGAAGACCAAGGTATTCGGTCATTCTGGAAAACAAGCGATAATTATTTTTGCAACAGAACTTAGATCAATAGCATTAAAGCATATACAATTAAGCCGTTTTGTTTTGACTGTACAAAGAGACGACCAAAATCCAGAAGTTCAAACTGCTTTTGAAAATTTGCGTGATCTCTTGCATCGACTGATTAATAGTATTTTTTATGATTCGGATAACCGTATCCTAGCTAGCCGTTGTATACGTGACTTAATAGTTGGCGATATTTTAAATGTTGGTAGCGGTTGGTTTGCGGATCCTACAATTTCTCCGGACGATAGTTTTCAAGAATCGCTTAACTTGTGTTTGACAATAATTATTCAGAATGAAAACAAAAATAAAAATAAGTGAGATAGATTCCATTCGAAATCATTTAAAACTATATTAACGACTAGTACGATAAATTTTCTCATGGCTGCTTAATAATAATTAGATCCAAAGCTTAATATAAAAAACACCCACCGGAAAATAATCCAGTGGGTGTTTTCAATAGAGATGTTTATTCAATGGACGGATACCTCATTACTAGTACCCAAAGATGTTATAAGCACTATTTTGCAGAAGTGGTATCAGTACTTGAACTATCCGTACTAGTTGAATCAGTTGCCTTTGAAACCAAGATACCAACAAAGCTGTTGATCAATCCGGAAACCGACTTGGTCAATGTGTCATCCAAGCCACTGGCAGAAAAGCCGGCAAAGAGACCAAAGAATAGGTCTTGTTCTAATTGAATATTTTTGGTACTCAAATAAGAGTAAGCAAGTGAAACAATGATTCCAACCACAATTGATACCAGCGGCAGGAATTTGCTTGGCAGTTTAGTAGCACTGATTGACTGCACGACAAACCAGACAGCCGCGATAATAATGATTAATGCTGTAACATCGATATTTGATAGATTCATAATTTCTCCTTTATTTAATCCTTAGTGTTTGGCCAACGTAAATATAGTTGGCATTTTTTAATCCATTTAATGAAACTAATTTGGCAACGGTCGTACCATACTTGCTGGCAATTTCGCTTAATGTATCACCAGAAACAACTTTATAAGAACTAACCGAACTGGAAGATACAGAACCAGAAACCTTTAGCTTCTCTCCTGGAATGATGATATATGGACTACCAATTCCATTTAATGAAGCTAACGCTTGGTAACTCGTACCATACTTTGCAGCAATGCCACTTAATGTGTCTCCACTTTGTACGGTATAGTAGCCGGTTGAACTAGAACTAGTTAATTTAGCAGTCGTTGAAGCGGTTAATAGAATTTCAACATTGCTCTTACTAATCCACGAATCGATTCCAGCCAAGAGAACGTTATTGCCTGATACCTGGCTAACTTTATAGCTTTGTCCTTTCACCCAGCTTGGAATCGATTCACCAGTCGACCATTTAGAAGCCGAAAAATTGACCTTAACCGTATAGCCAGCGGCAATACTTGATTTAGAAGTATCGTTGGCTGTCTGACCAGCTGAAACAGCAGCTGTCGTGGTCGTTGTCGAAACGGTCGTCTTACCAGTAGATGAAGTAGTAGTACCTGTATAACCGTCATCGGTAATCCCTGTTAAATCAACATCACCGTCTAAACCACCAGCCTTATAGGTCGATGTGAATTGAAAGATACCAATATTGTCATAACTAGGGAAATAGTTATAGTTGGGACTAGTGGTGACATCGTAGTTAGGGTATTCAGCCAGCCACAAGGGATAAGTTTTAGCAATTGAAGCTAGATCCAAATGAGCAGTTAGAAATGACTTATAGCCATAAAGAACTGGTGTATAACCAGCGGCTTTGATTTTAGCCAGGGCATATTCAACGCTGGCAGTGTTTGGATTGCCCTCTTCAACATCCAAGGCCACGATTGAGCCTTTAGGCGTTTGGACTTTTGGCAAGTAGTAGTTAAGCATGCTATCAGCTTCGGTATTAGAAGAAAAGTCCGCAAAGATATAAGTATGGGCCCGTTTGCCCTGGGCAATCGTACTTGCAACTTGTGTAGCATAAGTCGACTGTGGACTAAAGTAGCCATCGTAATAGCCACCCAATTGGATAATGGCAAACTTGTCGCTTGCCTGTCCGAACTCGGCTGTGCTTGTCTGATAGTGGCTTAAATCCACCCCTTGATCGCCTTTGGCTGCAAAGACCGGTGAAGTAATTGCAAAAGCCGATAAAGCCGAGATTGTTATTAAAATTGTATTTAACTTTTTATGTTTCAATGAAATATAACCTCCAAAATAAAAGCACCGGCCAATATCAAACCAGTGCTACAAATGAGTTTTAAAATATTAAATTGTTTCAACTGATCACCTCCTAAAGTTTCATAAACGTTGTTAGAATTCTAATCCAGGTAAAAGCACCGGTTGTAATTAAACCGTTATCTCTTAAAATCGCTGGCATAGCTTGTTTAAAGGTCTTTCTGGCATCAAGATAAGGATTAAAAGTATCAGGTTTTTCCAAGTGAAAAGCAATCGTATAAGTCTTTGCTTGATCGTCTTTATCAAAATATAAATATCCATAAGGTAGATCAACAATTTCTTTTTTAACCTTGCTATTGGGTTCACTTTGGCCAAGAAAAGCCGGCAAGGACAGATCACCTAAAGACGGTGGATTAGCTAACTTTTGCCCTAATTCGTCATTATTTAGGTTTCCAGTAATTTCAGTTACTTGTTTCTTTTCTAATTGATTTAAGGCTAATAGAGTAACTTCTTTGGAATAGTTCTCTAATTCAGCTCGATAATTTTTAACATTCTGTTTTTTCAATTGGTAAATTGGTTTATTTATATTATTAACTTGTTTTTTCTCTGCTTTATACATCAGTTCAAACTCCCAATTTTAGCCAACCAATCAACTAACAAAGGTGCTATAACACCAATAAATAAAAAAACACAAACAGCAGATAATCCCCAATAAAGGAATTTAAAATGCGATTCATGTTCTCCAACTTTGCTTTCTAAAGTGTCTAGGCGTTCGCTAAATTTCTGTGTTCCTTTGGTCTGTTCCTCAATCCTTACTAGTCGTTGCTGAATATCCATCAACGTCTTCGTAACGTTAATTCCGTCATTTTCTGTCATGACATATCTTTGTCCTCTCCTTTATCTTTTTCATTTAATTTATCGGATAACTTATTGAAAACCAGCCGTTATATCCGGAAGAATTGGCTGGAATCGTTACTGTTTCTGGGATGGTTATCTCTACTAAACGACCGGCTCTGACACATTAATAATTCCTTTCCTAAATTAGATATCCTGAATCTGCTGGTCTACCACCTGTGTGCGTGTATAAACGGCTTGTCTGATCTGATCGAAATTGGTCAGTTTGATACTTGGAACGGCTGGCCAGATAGCCTGATCATTTTCCAACTGGCTTTCATCGATTTGAGCCATAAAGTTTTTAAAAGTATCGATAATATGCGAAGCAGACAAGACGTTTGCACGCAGTTCTGCATAACGAGCTAAAATGTCGGATTTATGGAACTTCATAATTTGGGAAAATAGTTTATTTCCGTTGAATGAATCAAATATGTTCATATTTAGATCCATAATCGTAGAGCCATTCCACATCAGTCCCCACGTGGTGTCCAAGTCATAGGGAATGGCTGACCAGACATTGCCGTCCCAAGTGGCATAAATAACATTTTTAACCGTACCGTCATTGTCCTGAATCAGAGAAATAAAGATCAGATAATCAATGAAAGAAGGAACATCAAGGTATTGTGCTTCATTTGCTTGATAATCGGTATCTGAACTTTCGTTGATAAAGGCCATTAGCCGATTGAATTTAGCCTGAATATCGGCTGTCGGGTCTCCTGGCTGTTCCATGCTGAAATCCGTGCCATCCAACTTAGCCGAACTGGCTTTAAACGATGTTTCCGGAATGCCATTCACTTCTCCTGACACAGCGATATTATCGGCATTATCGTCGTCCATATTAAAAAGTGATTCGCTTTTTTTCGTATTGAATGTGAACAAGCCTTGGTCAATTTCATTCATAAATACATGGACTGGTTTTCCTTTAATTTGAGTAAAATTATCAGCGCCGATCCAATTGGTAGATAGGCTCTTGCGATTGGCAACGATCTCAGAGAATAACTGTGAATTTACCAAATTGCGTGCCTGTGTGGCATCAATATAGTTCGCTTTAAGAACAAATGAGCTATCTTTTTGCCATCCATTGAACGGAATCAACTTATTTTTATTCTTTGCATTTGGATCAGAAAATAGTTTTAATGACAAATTTTTCTTGGGATAAGACAATGAACTATCTCCTTGCCATTTGGCAGTCAAATATCCTGCCCTAATATTAATTTTTTTAGATGATTCGTACGAGAAAGTATTTGCAACGTCGTGGGACATTCCCGATGTGCTTCCAGAAAGTTTCAAAACTGGAAGAGAATCATTTTCTTCTAACTCATCCACACTTAAATACACAGGCTTGGAATAAACATCTGCAACTTGGAACTCAAATCCTGAGGCAACAGGATCAACACTTAAAAGAAATATACTAATAGCGAAAGCATTCTTGTTTATGGGAATCGAAGAATCAACAGAAAATATCCTCCCAGCATTTGGGTGAAATGTTTTCAATGTGTCTGATCCTAATAACGCACCATTTTCGTCATAAGAATTTCCTACAAGAAGCAAACTAGGAATATTGGATACAGGATTAACAAGTACATGAAAGTCAATTTTTTTTGCACTTGATTGAACCAATTTCGCAACTTTCTCATTTAAAATGTTGAAGGAAATTCCAGTAAATTTGGTCGTTGTATCGATGGCTTTTCCATCAAACCATTCTAATCCTGCAGAATCTTTTGAATAGGATAGTTCACCCATATTAATTGAATGAATGATGTTCTCAGAATTTATTAACGATCCTTCCATTATGTCTACATCTTTGTCGGATAGCCGGGCATCAAAATTCGTAAATGTTAATGCACTTCCTGGATCAGTAGAGGCTCTAAACGCAATCGACATTTCAATATGAGTAGAATCAACATCAAATATAGGAAAATCGCTTGGAAGGTCAATCTTTTGATTCGCTGTTAGATAGAACTGCTTTACCGTTAATGAACGTAAGAGTTCATTATTAGAATCACGGTAGTTAAAGAATATTCCAATTTCAGCATCAACATTTGATTCAATTTGTCCAATAAGCTCCAAAGATTTAGCAGAAGAAAGATCGTTCTTGTACATTCTCCAAAATACACCGGCTAATGCGCCAGAATCAATTGTTTTTGTCACTATGACATTTTTTCTGTTATTACTGTCAATGGAAAGGTCAAGAGATTGATTAGTAATATTTGATTGAACGGAAGTTTGCCAATTAAATAAAGAATATTGTACATTACGGTCTTCAAATAATGGAGTAATAGATTCTTCGGTTGTCTGAAAATGAAAATCGCTTGTAACAGCCCCTACATGCATCAAGATAATAGCGACGTCAGTTATATTAGGATATGAAAGAATTCGAATGGCCTTATTAATGTGATTAATTTTTCCAGGAACTAATGTGATATAGCTTTCCGGTGAAGAACCAAGAAGAGTGGACCCGCTGTAGTAATTGACATTAATTTGAAGATCGGTCTGTGAATCAGATTGAGCTAGTAGATCAACAAGTAACTTAGATACTCCCTTTGCTGAACAGTTTGCTAATTTCGAAAGATCGTAGTGCCATGCAATCCCGTTAAATGTATCGGTTGCCATTGTATCTGGATTTGGTTTAATATCATTCCAGATGAGCCCCATATCTCCTATAACTTTTGTTAGAAGCGCACCGCCATTTCCATTTCCGGAATCTTTATCAATCAGAGAAAATCTATTTTTGATTTTTGAGTACACATTTTCAGCATCAGCATCAGAAATACCAGCAGATTGATAAATGCCAGCGTCTGTCCAAACATTGTTAATCCAGATATATTTATGACCCGTATCGGCCACAATAAACAGGCCTGCTTTGCCCGTGGGATAGGCAGTTTGCAAGGCTGCTAGATTGGCGAATGTTTCAGGCACATAAGACATCTGGCTCAAGTACTGCTGGATGTAGTCGGCATCGGCTTTGCTAGATGCTACTGATAGAGCATTTTCAGCTGTGATCTGTTGCGCATCTTCTCTGCCCTTTAGAGTCTGAAAGGTATTACCGTGGACATCCATCCGAGCTTGTGCTACTTCGTCTGGCGAAGAGCTAGCCGGATTCGTCCCGATATCCAAGATTTGTTTATTGACGGCATCGAATTGATCGTTTCCGGCTGACCAGTTGCGATTCAAATGTTCTCTAAAATCTTCATTTTGTAAATAGTTTCCTTCTGCTTCAAATATCGCCATTAATTGGCCTCCTTGTCTAATTTCAGTTGTCCAGTAGTTGGATCAACCGATAATGTGTAATTGATTCCTTGACTGTCCTGCCATTTCAAACTGGTCAGCACGGTGTTGGGAATTGTTTGGTTAATTTTGTCTTCTAGCCCGTCGACTAAATCAGCCCGTGTTTTAGGCAAAAATAAAGAGCCTGCGGACAGGCCCATTTCTTCGTTATCGCTTGGTACTTGCATATAATAAGCTGGCAAGTCTCCAGTGCTAATCGGGTTATTCGGATCGACCAATTGACCCGTTAGACGCGCGTCATAGGCTTTACCGGCATTTTCATCAGCACTTTGTGCTGTGGCATTGGCTTGCGCAATTTGGTTATCATAGGCGCTTCTGGCCTGTTCAAGCTGGCTTAATAAACGCTTTTGATTATTCTGATAGTCCAGAATGGTTTTGGCTGTATTCTGCAGGGTTAAACTTGTAGCCTGTGTCTGATCGAAAGGATACCAAGTGAAACCCACAACTTCGACATCGGTTTGAAAACCTGTATCGGGGATCTGTAGATGCCGGATCTCCCGAGCCATAGGAACATCGTTATTATCCTTAGTAATCTCAATCGAGATAGACGGTTCAGGCGACAATTGCGTTTTGGCATAAGCCACCATAGAAGTAGCGTCTGTGAAACGGTCATCGGATAACGGTGGTGCTTCAAAGATCCCGTATTTAGCAATTGAGTCATCAATTGTGACATATTGTGGCGTAAAGTAATAAGTCCCATCGTCTTTTTGTTTGCCAGATATCCAAATCTTATTGGTTAAGCCGGTCGAATCATAAGTCAAGGTTACATTAGACGTATCATGCAAATAACTGATCCGCTGGCCTAAATTCTTCACAAAACTGTCATGTTGATAAACAACAATTTTTTGATTATCTGGATAGATAATCGCATCCGGCCAAGTGCTGACGATTTTAGATAAGCCGTCCCAAGCTGAATCACCACCGAGATTATCGATCTGTTGGCTGGCAAAAGTCCCGACGACTTGATAGGTAAAACCTAGCGTATTGCCGTCTAGGTAATAAGCCAAGACATCTTTAGGCTGATAGGTCTTTGTCGCATCAGTTGATGCCTTTTGGATAATGCGAGAGACGGTCGTATAAATATGCACAGCGGTAATCTGTTTGGTAAAAATGCCAGAATCAAAGGTTGGCTCGCAGGTTTTAATGATATAGGCCTGTCCGCCATAATCGAGTTGGCTTTCAACATCCAAGGCTTCAAAACCAACACTGTGATCGTCATAGGCAGTAAAAGTTATTTGATAACTGGCATTTTTCTGCCATTGGACTTCAAAAGTGTTCCAAAGTAGACACACTAAAGGCTCTAAACTGGCGTTAGCCTTTAGATGAATCACAACTACATTATTAGCCAAGATATAAGAACGGGAAACTAAAGGTCAGTTGATATTGCGTTGCGCCAGTAACCACAATAGTGTTCCAACCTTTATCTAGTTTCATATAACCAAAATCAGTATTCAAGTTGGCTGATTGACCGTTTAAGGTCGTATCAATTCCATCTAGGATAATCGAATCGGCCATTGTTTGCGCTTCGTTATAAGCCCATTCTGTACCGTTTGTCTGATTGACCAGTCTGATGTTAGGACCTGTAAAATTCAACAACAGCCTTAAATCGTGTTTTGAAAAATAAGGATCGATATCCACGTCAGAAGCGTTATAAACACGAATGCTTGGAACGTTATTAAAGGTATATTTTAAATCTTGCCCATTGGGTAGGTTCATACCTAATTGCCAAGCATTTTCTGAATATTCATACAAAGCATCACTTCGCATGATCGACTGCTTATAACCAGAGGGATTATCGAAGGGAATTTCGATCACACAATCATGGCTGCCATCAGAACTCGGTAAAATATCAAATGACTGTGGCCGACCAAAAAATACTTTGGCAGGAAATGAATCAGTCCGAATACGAATCAAATCTTTATTACCAAATAGCCCATATAAGCCGCTTTTGGCTAATTGATAGTCATACCAATCGTGGAAGTGCAGAATGAATCGGAAAGTTATAATTGTTGGTGCAATTATTGTTTTAATAAATTGTTCGCCATCTGTGATACCTGGATCATTATAAAGATTAGAGAACTCAGGCCGATCGGTATGCCCAAGATAAGAAATACTTGGGAATGCATCATTAATTTCTTGTTCATCTTGATTCCCGATTTTAAAATAAAATTTAATCTCGCTCACTTAATCTTCCTTTCTATCCTAATGATTGGATTCCTCTTAACCGCTGGTCAGTATCTTGTTGGACATAAAACTTTTGTCGATCAAATAAAACATTTTTAGATTGGCTACTGCCTTTTTTGGTTTCACCAAAAATAGCACTTAAAAGAGTATTATTTTGTTGCATAAGCTGGTTATTTTGTCCCAGCAAAGTTTCAACTTTGGAATTATCAGACGCCAACGCTTGATTACCAGTTATCTGATTGGCTTGTTTTAATAACTCAACAGCTCTTGAACGTTTATTCTGACCCAGTGGGACAGCCATTTCTATGCCATCTTCGCCAAAAATAGAAGGTGTGGTGGCAATTCCACCATTTGCATAGCCGTGACCCTGACCCAAATAATAAAGAGTTGAGCCGTAACGGCCTTTGGCATAAGACAATGCCGCAAGCAAGTTATCATAACCGTTAAAAATATCTTTATGGCCAGGAAAAGCATGGGCGTTAAACGTAGCTGAAATCGTCTGCATCAAGCCTTTAGCCAGATCACCGGAAATCGTATTCGCATCGGTATAGCCGTGTTGGGTAACGGTTGGATTGCCACCAGATTCGGTTTGAATCTGACGCAATACCTTGTTGACCATTTCAGTGCTGGTTGATAATCCGTTAGCTTTTAAAGCTCTTTTGACATCGTCTGTCCAGCGAAGCACACTTGTACCGGTCGGGTTTCCGTGTTGTCCTCCACCGTCTTCATCCGATCCAGAAACTAACTTACTAAGAAAACTACCAATGCTCTTAACTCCACTATCAACTATGCCTTTAGAAATCTGGTGACCAGCGTCACCGACTTCTTCAATTGAGTTGATATTAAAGGCTTTTGACGCAATGCCTTCCAAAGTTTTAACAGGGTCAGTGAGTTTAGACAGTACCTTTTCGGCAGCATCGGAAATATTATCAAAAATATTCGAAGCACCTTTACCGACAGAACTAATAAACGATGAAAGGCTATCAGTCCCAGACGCATAACCTGGCATCGTTTTGCCAAGGCCACCACTAAACAGCTTTGCTGTGTCCCTAGCGTTTAAGATGTGGTCGCCTGGATTGAGGTCGACTATTTGAGCGCCATGAGTTCCAATAAAATCGACTTTGCCGGAATAAGGTTGATACCTGGCTTCAATGCCAGCTTCACCAACTAGCGCCCGTCTAGCGCTATTATGGCTAGTTCCAACTGAATAAGCCGGCATGTCCATCGCTGAATAGCTATAATCTTTGTTGCTAGTTTTAATGCCCTTTTGACCAAAGAATTTAACAATTCCGTTGAAGAATCCGGAAATTCCTTTCCAAATCCCTTGTAAGCCACCACCTTGTTTACTGCTGGCTTTCATTGAACCGTTAGCCTGGTTAACAGCGTGAGTTATAACACCGTGTGATTGATCGCTTGCTGCCTTTTTGATCTGATCTTTTTGATCTCTAGCATGTTTGATCGTGGTATCGTGTTGCTTTCTTGCGGCATCATCGGTATCGTTTTGCTGCTTTTGTGCCTTAGAAACAACTCCGTTATATTGATCCCAAGCTGATTGATCGGTTTTTTCTTTCTGATCTTTAGCTTTATCAATGGCATCTTTACGCTGCGTTTCAGCCCACTTCGAATTACCTTTAAATTGGCTTTTAGCAGCGGCAACGGTATCGTTGTATTGATCTTCGGCCGCTTTAGTAGTTTCTTTTCTTTGACGTTCAGCCGCTTTAGTAACATCGTTGTATTGCTTATAAGCGGCTTTAAATATACCGTCTCTTTTTTTATCAGCCAGACTAACAGTCTCTTTGTAATCTTTTTCAGAATTATTAAGGGCTGTTTGAAGTTGTTGATTGGATAACTTACCTTTATTTTTGGTAAGATTCTGCATAATGCTTAACTGCTTGTTAGAAGATAACTGAATCTTGCCCGCAAGTGTTGTATGCAATTTTGCTTCGGCAACCGTTGTAGAAGTGGCATCTTTTAAAGTCAGCTTATTAATAGCTGATTTTTCTTTACGTTCTTCTTCTTTAACGGCTTTGGACTTGTTCTTTTCGTCCTTTTGAACCTGTACGGAATCTATCCCGTAACGGTTCTCATCTTGAATAATTTTTTTACTCCACTTACTTTTAGTGGAACTAATCTTTTTATTCCAAGTTTCTTCAAGCGACTGGCGTTGTTGAGCATAATACTTAGTTACGGCAGTTCGATCAGATTGGCTCATCTTTTCAAACTTCGAACCTGCCTTGCCTTCATTTTGAATGTCTTGTAAACGTTTTGTATATTCTGCTTTGGTTAGATCACCGTTTTTATAAAGTAACTTAACATCGTCTGTATCACGCTTTTGCTTTTTTGCGTAATAATCTTTGGCTTCTTTATCAAGCTTGCTATAAGCCGATTTTGTACTAATCTTAGGTGGTTTTAATTTAGTCTTGGATAAACCTTTTTGAATCTGTTTGCCGAGCATTCCGCCTAATTTATCGCCACCAAGTGAACCGATGCCGGCTCCGATAGCTGTTCCGATACCAGGCAAAATAGCCGTTCCAATTGCTGCACCGGCTGCTCCACCGGCAAGGTTTCCGGAAAAAGAACCGGTTTTAGTACCGACATTCTTTTTATTCATGCCGATTAAATCAGTAGAAGCGCCGACTAGGTCTAATATTCCAGTGCCGCCAGCTAAAAGCTTACCGGCTTTAGTTAAACCTCCTAGTTTGCCTAAAAGACCTATTTTGCTAGTGTCTTTGGCAACTGTACCAGCTTCTTCGGCAACTTTTCCATCCTTAGCAACGTCTTCGACTTCATTAACATCTTTTGAGACTTTGCCACTGGCCGAAGAGGTTCCTAAAGAACTACTGCCTTCGGCTGATGAAAGATCATTGTTTTCGGCAAGAACTTTATTTTGTTCTTTTAAGGCGGCTGTTTCTGATTTAATGCCAAAGACTTTAGCAGCCCACTTAATCCCGTCACCGATCTTGTTAAAGGTCTTTAAAGTAGTATTAACAAACCCGATACCGGTGTTAACCGCTCCGAAAGCTTTTGATAAAAGAAAAATACTTGCGGCTGTTTTAGCAACTGCTTGCGGGTGGTCAGCAACCAATCCCATAAAAGGCTTAAGCAATGTGTTAGCAATGCCTAGAGAATCGATTAGAACTCTAAAGCCTTCGCCGCCCATTTCCTTAGTCATTTTAAAGAAATTAACTATTTCAGGAGCGTTTTTAGCAATATCATTAGAAACGTTCGTGATGCCTTTTGCAATTCCGTTTAAGCCGTTATTTAAAGTATCCGGGACAGATTTAAGGTTATAGGCCTTTGCAAAAGCCTTTGTGATCGTGTTAAAACCTTTTTCAGCCGATTCACCAATTTTAGCGAACTCGGTATCGACTTTCTTTTCAGAAACCCACTTGGAAACAGCCCCGTAAATCGGGTTTTGAGCTTGCATGATCGGTTTCTCAATATCACCAATCAAGGCCGGGACACGAGCTTTAATAGTTCGTTCCATGCCGACCATCGTTTGAAGCATGTTATCGGCAGCCTTATCGTATTTCCCGGAACCTAATTGATTGAAGACGTTTTCAATATCGGAAGCCGAAATCTTACCGGCTCTAGCCATTGCAGTTAAGTCGGAAACCGTAACCGTAGAACTCTTATGAGTAGATGCGGAAGCAGCGGCCGCATTAGCAGCATACTCGGCATTATTTTTAATGGCCTGTTTGATTTCGGAATTAGTTACCTTATGGCCTGCCTGAATTTGTTTCTGAAAGATGCCAAACTGCTGAGTGCTAATTATGCCCTTTTGAACATAAGTCTGTAAGTCTTGGGTGCTATTAGTCGTTCCGTAGTGGATTTGATTAAACAGATCAACCATTTTCGTGTTATAAGCACTAACTTGTTTGGTTGTTGCCTGTCCGGTCGATGTGGCTGTTTTACTGGTTTCTTGTAACTTGGTTTCATATTTAGCCAGGTTCTCACGAAACATCGGGAAGTATTGTGAAATCTGATTCAACATTCCGGCGTTGGCTTTACCACGGGACAAACCGTTAACCATGTCTTGTGTAACTGATTGAATTTGTTGAGAATTCAAGCCAACGGCATCGGCCATGTTCAACATCGACTTAGTCATTTCATCTGATTCAGTCTTGCTAGAGTGTAAGTGATAGAAACCTTGCTCTAGTTCGTTAACTGTATCAGTAGCTTGCCCAGTTTTAACAGACAAGTCGTTAATGGTTTTAACCATTGCGTTGGCTGCGCCTGAACTACCAGTTAAAGTTAGCCAAACGGCTTGCATTTTCTGCTGTTCTTTATCGTAATCAAGACCGGCATCGATAGCGTCTCTTATATGATTAGTTATCGACTGAAAAGCGTTAGTTATTCCAGCGGCAACTAAATGTGCACCAACGATTGTAGAAAATAAATGATTAGCCCTGTCGGTCTTCTCATTCATCGTGTCCAATTTGCTGGTTATTCCATTGAATAAGCCATCACTTGATCTTTTTTCAGTCTGGCCACGTAATTCCTTAACCTTATTCGTGGCGTTTGCCATCTTGGCAGCTGTTTCGTTAACACGAATAGTCTGTTTAGCAATTGCTTCGGAGTTATCACCTTCGGCAGTTTTTAACTTATTGAGTTCGTCTTTTTGCTTTGAATATAAGTCGCTTAACTTGGATTGTTGGTCTTTTAAACCGCTAATCTTAGTTTTTGTGGCTTCGGCTTGTTTGCCTTCGGCTTCTAACTTATCAACATAAGAATTAGTAAGATCGGTTGACTGCTTAATCGCATCGTTAAGCTTAGCTATACCGGACTCTTGATAATCAAGCGATTGTTTGGCTTTTTCTTGTTGGTTGGTTAAAGAAACAAGTTTTGTGTTCGCACGGTCGTATTGAGTTTGTAGCTTTTGGTATTGATCGGAATTTTTAGAAGTCGTTTGGGCTTCTTGTTCCATGGCGGTTTTTAAGCCACTTAATACGTCCTTTTGTTTTTTAACAGTTTCAGATAAGCCATCGTAACGAGTTTGAGCAGCTTTTAAGGAATCACCAGACTGTTTTAAGATTGCTTCGTTTGCTTTCCAAGCGGCCGTATTTGATTGTATTTCAGTCTTTAAAGACTTAATCGATTGAACCGCTTCGGCAGTGTCTAGCAAAACCTTATTGGCTGCTTCTCTACTTATATCTACCATGCTTATCCTTTCCTTAACTGTTTAATGATTTAAATAATTCCAACGGATCAATAATCTTGTCTTCTTTACGAGAATTGAAGACTTCGATCAGATCGTAAAAACTTGCATTTTCAATATCTGAAAATGATAAATGCAACTCAACTAAACACTGTTTTTCAAAAAGCAAAATATCGTTCAGTTGGTTGCCTGCGTTCATTAGCCCTTCTCGGGCACTGATTTTTTTGTTTTACCAGAACTTATAATTTCGTCATAATCTTCTTGAGTAACTTGAGGGTTGTTAATTCTAAACTGGGCTTGCCCTAACAATTCGCCTAGCTCAACTGGTGAAAGTTCTTCAAGTTGGTCTTTCTCTTTTTCATCTAAGCCAAATAATTCAGATAGACCAGAAATCAATTGGTCTAGTTGCTTATCTTCGCGTTCTGAAATCTCAATCTTTTCTTGAATACGCTTAATTTCAAGTTCATTAATTTGTTCAGGTGTCATGTCGTCTGTTTTTGGTTCAGGCGCTTGTGGCTTGGCACCATCAATTTGTGCTTGAAAAGTCATACGCATCATTTTCGAAAGTGCCTTAATGTTTTTTGTTGAATCCTTAAAAGTAAATTCCTTTTTTAACTGTGGGATTGTTAATTTAATTTTCATTTTTTATTCTCCTTATGAGCATTAAAAAAAGATGCTCTTAACGGCTACCCAACGGAGAATGGTTGAATAGCCTTTAAGAACACCCTTTCGGATATTCCAATATTTAATTAGCCTGCTGATTGAGCAGCTGCAGCATAGCCTTGAAATACATCGGCTAACATAATGTCTTGTGTAAAGCCTGTTTCGTTTGAATACCAAAGCTTACCAGGATTATTATTCCAGTCGGGATTGTCCAATGGTGAATAAGTCAAGTTGTCATCATTCCGTGTATCCGTTGTCGTATCAGTCCCGTTATTAAAGTCAGGATTGATAATCTCGCCTTGACGAAAACCAAAATAAACCTGTCCATCTTCTGCAAGGGCATCTGTTGTAATCAACATGGCGACTTTTGGCTTGTCGCCTTGTGTATAGCCACCTTTACCATCAGATACTTGACCCAAAATCTTCATCAAAATATCATGCGGCAAAGCATTAAAATCCAAAGCAACTGAAGCATCGCCTTTTGTGTGCTGTAAATCAACAACGCGGTTGTTGCCGTACACCTTGGTTGAAGCCGCTTCAAGACCAGTAATGTTAGCTGTCTTAGCACTGAATACGCCAGAGTCAACAGCATAAACACCGTTGGCTGACAACCCTTTTGTTGCATCAGCCAATATTTTTCCATCTGCTCCCAAAAGAGCCATTTGAACGAGTTTTAAACCTACTGTAGCCATTAGCTACCTCCTAATAATTTGTTATGTGATACATAAATTGTTTTTGTAACTTGACCTGTATCAGGATCGGTTATACGTGTGTCTGGATTGGCTAATGACCAACCAGAATGTTTGAAAGCTTTCATCAAAGCAATTTCGCAGTTATCGGTATCTTGGATAAAATCGGTTGAATAAAAAAGCTGTATTTTGACGCCCTGCTCAACTTCTTGGAAATCGTCATTGCCATACGTGGTAGGACTATTGCCGATATTTTCAACAACCAGACAATCAGTTGAATCAGTGTCATTTAAATGTTCTTTAGGTATAAAAAAAGGATAGATATTGTCTATCCAAGTGAGATTAGCGGCATTGATAATAGCCACTGCGTCAGATACGGAGCTCATACATTATCAGCTCCCTTCTCTTTTAATATTTTTTGATACTCGGCATTCTCGGCTTTGTATATCTCGTCTAGAGACGCATTTCGGACTTTATCAAGATAATCATCACCATGAATATATTTAGTCCCGTCATTTAGAAAACGAGCGATATAACCCTTTTTAGGCGGAAAACCAACAACCGAAGAGCCGTCTACTTTTCCAAGAATGTTGGTTGCATTATCAATCACAGAATCAGCTAAATGCGGCTCTTCCCCAGTCTTACGATTGCGATAATGATGGCTTTTTAGATAGTCAGCAATATTTTTCCGTAAGACATCAGCACCGGCTTTTGTGATGCGTGCCTGTTCGGCTGTAGAGAGTGAATAAGCTTTTTCAAGATTGTCTGCCCAGCCACCTAGACCAGCAATACTAACCATTTTTTGTTGTCCCTTTCTGTGTGATGGATTTCAGTGTCAAAATATCAAAAGCATTTAATGAACCTGAATCATCAGGCGATATAGATTCAATGCTGTACTGTTTTCCGTCTGTATCAAGTAACAAAAACTGCTTTTGAATGGTCGGATCATGCCGAACGACAATATCAATTGTGTCCTGCAATTCCGTACCATATATTTGATAAGTCTGATTCATCGTGCGAGTACGCACACCATACCAGCGAGAAAATGAAACAACAAATTGATTTGTAAAACCACCGGTATTGGGATTAGCAATTTGTTCAACTAGTCCAAACTGACCACGTTTGTTTAATGAATAAGGATTAATTGCCATCAGCCTGCTCCTCTAATGACTGCTGCCATTGCTCCCACATCGCCCTTAATTGGTCGATGATCGAATCAGATACCAAGCTGACAGTTACGACAGAAATATTAGACAGAGCAGCTCGCTGTTGATAATAAGCTCCGGCAATGGCTTGAACAGCCGTATCGAATAAGTCTTTGACATCGTCACGACTATAAAAAGTGGCTTGATCGTCATCTGCACCTACACCATTTGTCACGTAAGCGGTAGCCGCAGCTAAATATCCTTTAATCAGGTTGTCATCTTGGTCATTATCAACACGCTGACTGATTTTAAAATCATCTAATTCAACTGTCATACATAATCCTTTCTAACAGGCTTCTCACCCTGTTTGTAAGTTTTTTAAGCCTTAGTCGCTATAAAATAATCAGCTTGCAGATTGAACAACAATCTTAGCTGGCTGATCAGCAATGGATGTAAACGAACCAGCTACAAATGATTCTGTGTCGGTTGGCTCAACATCAAAGCGATCAATCACACGAATTTTTGTTGTATCGGTTTCAAACGATCCAGCGCCAACATTAGTTGAGAGCAAAGACATATTCTGACGATCGAACAAAGTAACAGCTTGCTTAGAATCACCGTAATAAAGCGGGAATACGGGAGCTTGAGCAGTACCGGCAGATGGAAGCCAACGATCAGCAACCATTTTAATCTGTTTGCCATTCATCAGCATCTCCATACCATTTTGTGGATTTTGCTGAAGTAGATAGTGTCCGTCCGCATCTTTGACTTTATGCAAAGCATTGCATCCGCTTTGGTTAGTCAAGAAAAATGACGTGCTTTGGACAGCAGGATCAACACCCGTATAAGTTAAATCAATGATGTCATCATACTTTGCAAGGGTTGCTTTACTTGGCAAAGCAGAAAAAGCAGAAATAATTTTTGAGTTACGAGTAACTACAACTTTTTTAGCAATCCAGCCTTCCAACCATGCCAAGATATTCTGGTCAGAATCACTAAGGAGCGAGTTTGTTGCAGTCGTAATCCCGGCGAAACGCTTGATAATATACTTAACTAACTGTAATTTAGGATCATCATTATCTCCGATCGTTGCGCCCTCATCACTAACTTCTGATAGTGGGGTAATGTCAGACCACTTTTCATAGACACGTGAACCAGTAGCGGTCGAAACATTTTCCACATTGACATATTGCTCTAAGGCATCATACTGACGAACCAAGGTATGAATGGCAGTCTGAATATCTTGTGGGATAACTAATCCAATCGCATTGCCAGATTCATCAGTTGAAGAGGTTGCTAAGTTCACGATTTTTGGATCGCCTTTAATCAATCCACGTACATTTTTAGCAAAAATAACTTCCGGTTTGGCATCGTAATTTTCATGCATTCCTGCAATCTTATGTGGCTCCGGTTCATCAATTTTGATCACTTTGGCTTCTTTACGAGCGCTTTCTAAATCTTCTTTGGCAGCGTCACGAGTGGCAACCAAGCCATCGATCAAATCTTTTTGCTTTTTTAACTCGTCATCTTTATGCTTGCCAGGTTCTGCCAGATTTTCCATAACCATTTTCTGGCGAGCTTCTCGTGCATCAGAAACCTTCTGACCAGCGTCGATCCAGTTTTGGTCTAATTGTTTTAATTCCATGTTTAAATCTCCTTAAAATAAAAGAGCAAGCATTTTTTTAAGCTCACTCTTATCTGTTTTTGTATTATTTTGTTTATCGGCTGCTTTAGGTGGATATTCAACCGGCTTAATTGCTTCTAATTTGTCGAACGCTTTAGCTTTGCCCAATAGCAGATTGAATTTATTCACAACCTCTCTAGAAGGCATTTTAGAAATTGAGTTAGAAAAAACAGGAGCTTTATCAGCAACTCCTGTTTTCTTGCCTGAAAAGGCAATCTCATCAGCGAATCCTTTATCGACCGCTGTTTGAGCATTCATATAAGTTTGATTTGACATCAATTGAAGCAAATCACTTTGGCTCATGCCTGTCTTTGCCATATAGGCATTAGCTATTCCGCCATCGACACTGTCATTTTGCGTAGCCATTTGCCTCAAATCATCAGCATTCACTGGCCCGCCTGGATCAGCCAGACATTTATGAATCATCATTTGTGCGGTTGGCGCCATAGCTACGTGATCGCCAGCCATAGCAATAATTGAGGCTGCTGAAGCTGCCATACCTTGAACGAAGATATTTACTTTTCCCTGATAAGCTTTAAGCATTGAATAAATCGTGCTTGCAGCGCTAACATCTCCACCATTGGAATTAATATCTAATTCAATATCCTCATTAGGATCAGCTGAATTTATGGCATCTTGGACTTGCGAAGGCAAAAAATACGGCATTCCAAAAAAGTCATAAAAAGATCGGTCATAAGAATCACTGTCATCTAAAATGTCAGCTTTTAAATCTATTTTCTTTGTCACTCATTTACTCCTTTCTGTGGCGGATCTGGTGCCACGCTTTGTACTGCGTCCGGAATATCAGCCGGCAAAAAGCCAACTTCTTTTAATGCTGCGGCTACTTGATTAGCCTGCAAATTCTTAGTGCCTAATAAGGCGGCTGCATAAGAATCATGTAACGGATCAATCGCCTGCCTGATATCAGCTGTGATGTCAGCTGACAGTTGCCAGTTCAATTCACTTAAGACCATGTTCATGTCTCGGTTAAGTGTGTTTCCATACATCCCCTGAATTTGTAAAATCGAGGACTGTTGGTCACCCTGCCCGTTCAAATATGAATCAGGAATTTGAAAAGCTTTAGCAATCTGTGTCGATGTCCAGTCAACCTGACTAAGTAAATTAGAAATATTAGATTTAATTTCCAAAGGTGTAAATGTTTCACCGGGCATTAATACAACTGGTACACCACCAGACGTCTGCAATTGCTTGGTCAGCGTTTTAGCTCTAGCTAAAGCATATTGATCAGCAACTTGGCTCGGTTCTGATAAAACACTATTGGCTGTCACAGATTGAGCTAGGGCTTTTAATGTCAATTGGTCTGACTGTTTTTTAACATTTAGTGTCGTTGCAAGCGAATGCAAAGGACTAATTCCGGTCATGCCATTCATTGAGAAATATCGTAGATGAATCACATCGGAAGCTGGCACATTATTCATCAAACCAATGTCAGGCTCGTCAAATGAAATGTTATAAACAAGTCCAGAGCCATCGGATAACTCAAATATTTGTACTTGCGACGGCCTTAAATATTCCCAGTGGTCATCAATACCATTAGCATTACGCCATCGATAAGCAAAAGCTTCACCACCAAGAATCATTTGAGCAAACATCGTAACCCAAAAAGTTCTTGGATTGGATAATTTAGAAGGATTGTCCAAAATTCCTTGTGCCCTTGGCATATTGGCTTTTAATTTAGCGCTGCCCAAATCACCAGCTAACTGCGTCACAGCCGATTGAATATCTGGATTCTTTAAAGCTTTCCAAGCGCTCACATAATGATCGTTGTCAGAATTAAACAAACTTAAGACGTCATTCCAATAACCGTCATTGATTGGACTAATAGATGTTGTCGAATCTCTAATCCTAAAATTAGAGTGAAATAATGGCATTATTTACCACCTCCTTTAGTTTTCTGATCAGCTATCCATTCAGACAGCCAACCAGTCAATCCAAAGGTAAAGGCTAAGGAAAACCAAACTAAAGGCTTATATATAGAAAAAGCGCCATAATTGACGAATATTACTGCCAAAAGGTAGCAAAATACGTCAAAGAAGCGCTTAATCGCTTGTAAAATTGTCTTAAATATCATCTAAAAACTCCGGATCTATCGCACCATTAGCGATACCTTTCTTAATTTGTTCCTGCCCATTCATGCGACTAAATTTAGCTAGGTCAGAATTGAACTCTGAATATTCGTCAAAATGGTACATGCCTTTATAAAAAGCATCTATCAAAGCATCGACTACATCAATCTTTAAAGTTGCCCGATTCTTTTCAACTGAAATTCCAAAAGGCGATAAACCAGTGGTTGCATTAAGCAAAGCTTTTTCCATAACTTCATCGTCTAAGCGAGTAACCTTATGCGTTGTAAACATATCTTGTAAATACTTAGTTGGTTTAGCTAGATTAGATGGCCACTGCTTGATATTTTCAATATTCCAAGCAGGATAGTTAGCCAACAATGCATCTTTTAAATTAGCAGTCTGATAAGAACCGGCTTCGTCATATCCAAAGTAAAGGACTTTCAACTGGTATTGAAAAACAAATTTGGTCAACCATTGATAAACTTGATCAGTGTTGATAATGCCGTCTTTATGCTCGGTGATTGTACAGAAACCCATCTTTTCCAAAGTTCGATAATCAATTCCGTCTTGTCGTTCCTTATTTTCAATACTTCCAGAATGGTTCCAAGGGATAAAAGAATGTTGATAAAGAAAGAATTTTGGTTGTCCTTTTCGATTAAAATAGGGAAAAACAAAACCGAAGGCAGTATTATCTGAAAATTGAGAATAATCAAAGCCAATATAAACTTCTCGATTATGCATATCGAATTTCGGAGTAATAGATTCTTCTACATTCTTTAAGGACAAGTAACTATCAATCGAAGCCTGCAGCCAAATATTTAATGATTTGTTTTGAAAAGCAAATAAGTTACCAGCTAAACTATCAGCATCCTTTTCGGTCTTTAAATCCCGTAACATCTTGTCATGCTTTTCTGGCATATCCAATAACGGATTGGCTTTAATCCACATTTCAGGTTTTTCTGTTTCACTAATGCTATCAATTGCCCAAATTAAGCAAAGATAGGTGTCACCATCACGTTTCCAATCCTTTTCCATCGATTCAATGATGTGCTTCTCGTCACGATGAAAAGGAACGGTACTATCTGGATAAGCGGTTGATATTTGAATAAATTGTTTGTTATCAACATCAATCTGTCCTGATGTTATTTTAGAAATTTTATCAACGTCGGAAATTGCAGGATCAGCAAATTCATCCCCAATAGCAGTTTTGAAATGGAATCCATCATATTGCCCAGAATCCCAAGTAATTGCTCTTAATTTATTATCGTGTTCGGACATGACAACCATGTCCGACTGTGTAGCTAATGACTTTAAATTAATACCATCTTCTTTTCCCAAAGATTTCCAAGGCTCGCGGTTCAAAATCAATCGAAGCATGGTTTTAACATATGAAAGAATTTTGCTAGTCTGCTTAAAGTTCTTTGAGGTTACTAAGTAATCCTGACTAGATTGGCCAAGCGATTCAATCAAGAAACTATAAATGATAATAATTGCCATCAAGTAAGTTTTTCCTTGATGACGAGCTTCTGAAATAATCGCTCTGGCAAAACGCTTGTCTCCACCCTCGCTGCGCCAACCTATCAATTGAGCCAAACTGAACTCCTGAAAAGGCATCAATTTAACCGGTTTTAAAGTCTTAACTTCTGGACATTGAGCGGCAAAGTTCAATATTGCTTTAACTTCATCAATCGAATAATGATATGGAAAATCTTTTGTATCTTGTCTTTGCAAATCTCTTAAATGCCGAAAACAGGCAAGCTTCATGTAGTAACCAGTTATATATTTACCATCCAAAACATCAAAAGCATATTTGGTGCCAGGATCTTGATAATCTTTTCGAATCTGGGAAAAATCAATTGATTGATAGGCACCGAGAACATCATGTGTTTTTGTTAAGTCAATTCTGATTTTTCTCATCTCCTTTCAAATATCAGCCACCTTTTAAGAATTGTTTGATCTGCTCGGCAGTAGAAGGCTTGTCGGAATTATCTTCCGGAATTTTTAAATCTAAAAGCTCTGCACGTCCTTTAGGCGTTAAACCAAGCTCGCTGCCAAGAGCCTTTAATTTAACCGTTGAGGCATCGAGAATCTGCGTGGCAGGATTTCTCTTAAAGCCAAGACTGTCGTGAGCAATAATTTTACCCGTGACTGGATTGACAACTGTTTTTATGATTGGATTCAAAGCACCATTTTTATGAATATGATCATAGGCTTCACGCATCATCTGATAATTGATACAAAACGCTTCAACCATTGTTTTGTCCATTTCATTAACAGTTGGATCAGATTTTATCAACGGAACCAACCTTCGCCACATGTATCTTGCTGTTCCTGTCAAATAACTAGGTGGCTCGTCAGGCAAATCTTTAATTTTTGTAATGATGGTCACCTTCTTTCGTTTTAGGGTTGAAATAAGCAGTAGTTTTGAGCTATTTTCATAAACAAAAACGCCTTAACTGCATGGTTTAGGCGTTGATAGACCCCCCTATAAAAAAGTTTTAAAAATCTTGTTTTGACATGAAATGACCCCAATGTGTGCGCTCTTCCTGAAGCCAAACATGGGCGGGGGTAAATTTTTTTAGCGTATTCGGTATTTTATATTTAAAATTTTTAACGCTCTTAAAACGCAATTTTTAAACGATTAAAACTATCTTTAAAATCTAAATGAGGGTAACTTAAGACCGGTTGGATTTCCCTACGCTTTTGGTATTTGATCGAGATGATTCATGTAATAATCAACTAGCTTCACTTCCGTAATTGGATCAACATCGTTGCGTCCTACGCCATCACTTGAACCATAGTAAACCGATTCGAACTTATCCTTTTTGTAATGGCATTCAGGACAAATCACATCAAGATTATCAGCATCATCTGCTTTGCTTGGATCAAATGTAATCGGCACACAATGATCAACAATCTTTGCTGGCTTTACTCGACCTTCGGATAAACAATACTGGCAAAGATAATGTTGCTTATCTAAGACGACTCGTCTTAACCCTTGCCATTGTTTGCTGTGATAAAACTTTTCTTGTGCGTCTTTGATTTTGTTAGCATGCCGATTGATCGCATTATAATGACGTGAATAACCACGCTCGTGTGTGCCATGATATTTCATGCGTGACTTTAAATAATCAGCTTCCAATGCTCGATGTTGTTCACAATAATAATGATCAATGGTAACTAAGTTATGACAGTTTGGGTATCTACATGTTCGTACTGCTGGCATTCATTCAATCCTTTTCGAATTGTCTTTATAAATCTTCTTTACTTCACCGTGATCAAGGTATTCAATATCAATCCACCGTGGTTGACCAACAGTTTTGTCACGATTGTATTCGTAACTAATGTATTCGATTTCTTTTTTAATGCCATCAACAAATACTTCTGGTTCATTCAAATTATTAAAGCGAACTTGAATATGCTCGTGTTTATTTGGGGATGAAATATCCTCGTTGTTATTAAATGGAACAATCATTTAATCACCCACCTTTCATCACAATTGAATCCGTTTCTAATTGCTGCTTGTAATTCAACTTCGTTAATCTTTGTTGGCACGTTTGTTAATTCTGCTTGACCATATAAAAAACCAGAGCAATAACAATTTAAGCTCTGGTTATATAAATAGAATTCTTTGATGTCCACAATCGAATGGTCTTTGCCATACACATCAACGAATATTAATGGTGGATATTTATTCAATTGTTTAATTTGTTTATTCATAATATGTATGCTGAGTTTACCGACATGACAGCTTTCGTCTGGTTTATAGTTTTCCTTCTATATATAATGAATATCCTTTAACGTTTGGTCATCGAACTCGAAGCATTCCATCTTCTTGGTTGCCATCGTATAACCGTTCTTGCTTTCATAAGGATCGCTTTTCTTGAATGTTCCGACTTGATGTTCAACTACACCAAAGTCGTCATTAACTACTTCTTTATGAAAGTGACCGTATAAAACCATACGATAAGTCGACTTAGACCAAATCTCCGGATATTCTGTCGCAAATAACATCGGTGCTTTGGTTTTAGCAGCATGACCGTGCAAGGCTAATAAGCCGACCGACTTACCAATCACAAAGGCTTCTCGATAACTGTTGTTGACTTTTATATCCATTTCCGGATATTTAGCTCTTAACATCTCTTGAAACATAAAGCTGGTTGTTTCGTCATGATTGCCGTTGATGTTAAACATCTGCATTGAATCAGAGTATTTATACGATTCTTCAATAATCGGGAAAATAAAACGTTCTGCATCTCTAACAGCTTGTACAAAATCAATCGGATCTAATTCGGTTCCTTTAGTTGTCTTAGAAGTATTTAAAGCATCCGAATGTAATAGATCGCCCAATTGGGTAATAACAATCTGTTTCCAACCACGATGAATTAAATCAATCAATTCAACTAAACGAGTTTCAACATCTTTAAACTTCGTAATCCCAAAATGGAAATCAGAACAGGCAATTACTAAATTATTCTTGCCGTGTACATTAGATTTAATAACCTTGACTGGCTCAACTTTTTCATTAAACAAGCTGATTAATTCGTCAATAGAAAGATTGTCACTGGTCTTTGGCTTAACAGACAGTTTTACTTGATGATTCCAATATTTCTCACCATCGCCGTTTGTTACTGACCAATCGTTATTAACTACATTTGATACTTGCCAATCTAACGGATCATAACCGGCAAACCTCAAAATATCTGCTGGCTTCTTACTAGAAGTTTGTCTGAAATCTTCAAACTTGAGATTAAAGTCAATCGAACTAACATTGCCGTTATCATCAAAGTTCTGTTTACTGGAAAAGTCTTCTTTGCCCTTTTGTCTTTCATCGGTAAAATGATATTTACCTCTTTGATAATCAAGCAAGGCATGATTGACAGAACTGGCCGAAACTGAAATATAAAATTCTTTATTCAGTTTTTTGGCTATCTTGGGATAACTTAAGTCTTGATCTTTTAATGACTTGGCTTTCTCTAAAATGTCTTTAGTCCATCTCATTTATGTACTGACTTTCTATGCATTCTTCTTAATTCACTTTTGTGTTGACGTTTGATGGCATTCATTGCATCAATAACTTCTTGTGGAATTTGATATTCAGTATCTTTGTTTAATTCATTGACTGCAGAATTGGAAATCTTTGGTTTTCTATGTAAATTAAAAGCAATCACAAAGAATGTGATTGCCACGATAAATGCTATGAATTTCATGTTTTCTCCTATGTAAAAAGCCGGTCGTTAGACTAGCTTTTCTAATATTTGTGGTTGAAACCCTGTTAAATTACCTTTATCAGTGATTACAAACGGTAATCTTTCAACACCAATCTTTTTTAAATGATTGATTGCCGTTTGATCGTTCGTTGTGTTAATTTCCTGATAATCGATATTGTGTTCGTTAAGCCAGCGCTTAGTAGCTTTGCATTGCGGACAATTGTTTTTCGTATAAATAATCGTTTGTTTCATATCTTTAATCTTTCGATACTACTAATATACAAATTATTTGTACTATGCAAGACCTACGTTTGTAGTGTGTTTGTCCGCTTTTTTATAAATGTGAAAGTCGTATTCTCCTACATAGGCATCGGCAAACCAGAGCAGAGCTTTATTCATGTGTTCGTTGGCTTCTGTTCGACTATAACCATGAGCAGTAGAAACATCAGTCCACTGCCGATCGTGATAGATGTTATCGACGTAATAGCTGATAAATAAACGACGGTATTTTAAGGGGATGTTTTTAATCGATAAAAGACAGGCTTGTAACTGGCTTTGAGCTTCCATACGACGAAAGACTTTGTTTTCTTGGGAGTTTTCAACTGAAACGGATTTAGGCATATCCGACCAGATCGAAGACTTTAAATCATCGGTCGATGTCCCGGCTTGGGCGACTAAACGCTCGAATTTACTGGGGCGATTATGATTTGATTTGAAGAATGATCTGACATTTTCGATCGTGGCCTTTTCATCGACCTCGTCCAGCAAACTGATTTGTTCCATTGACTCTCCTTTCTTATTAGTGACTAATTACTTAGACAATGCTTCATTAGGTATATCAATCACACTTATTGGTTTTTCATGACCACCATCTGTTTTCACATTTATAAAATGACCAACAATACTATGGATTGAATTAAGTTGTGCAGTGTTTAATTTAGTTAGATCAATTTTCATTTCTCTACCTCATATCCAACAACACTAGCTTCAACAATTTTTTCAAAATCTAAATCATGAGCGCCATTATCAAATTGTTTTAAAATATCTGGAATATAATGTTCCTCTAAAAACTTTTCTTCTTTCTTTGTTAAATAAGGAATTGATCCAAACATTACTTCTGTTTCTTTTCTATCCATTTTTATTTTTCCTCCACTCTGTCAAGTTTTTCTGCAATTGCTTTAATTACTGGTACGGTTACAGAATTACCAGCTTGTTTATATAATTGGCTGTCACTCATTCCGCTTTCTTTAGCCTTGTTAAACGCCCAATCAGGAAATCCTTGTAAACGCCAGCATTCCAAAGGTGTAAGTCTCCTAATTGTGTAACCATTATAAATTCCATGTCTATCTTGAGTATTAAGAGTGAATTCCGGTTCGCCATTGGTTTTAAACCGTCTCCCGTTTTGGCGTTTGTTTAATCTATCGGGTGTTAATACTGGTATTGCTACACTCGCATCGTGAGTTTGAGCTTTTAATGTACGACTTTTTTCTGGCAATAATCCACGATTAAATTCTGGTGAATCATTGGTATAAACACCGCCAACGACAAAATTGTTTTCTTGATAACCATTGCTTGAAACAGTTGGTGCAACATCATGTAAACCACCTTTATTAAAACCATGAGACCGTTGAATAATTTTCGGCTGTCTATTTCCACCCTGCATAGTATTTAATGTTGGTGCTTTACCAGTTGGATCATAAACTCTTCCAACCTGCGGATTTCCACCAAATGAATCAGTATCTAATAAATTTCCTACTTGCTTAACGGCAACCTTCATCGGGTCTTTATAATCAACGGCGGTTAAAGTCCTAGATTTTCCAGAAACATCGTTAACAATGCCACTTTGACTTTTTCCATCAGGCCTAATATTACCTACTTTTTTAACTGTTCCAGTAGTTTCTCTGTTTTGTCCTTTGATAGGAAAAACTTTTCTGGTACTTTTGCTTCTAAGATGTCCGATAATAAATATTCTTTCTCTGTGTTGGGCTGTGACTTCGGCAGAGTCGAGAACTGACCATTCTGCATCGTACCCGATTTCGTCCAGTTCAATGAGAATTCTGGCAAAGTCAAACCCTTTGTTAATACTAAGTAGGTTTTTAACGTTCTCAATGAATAGGTAACTGGGTCTATCCTTTTCTTCGAGGCCTCTAATAAGGCTTGTAGTTGCGAAAAATAAACTTGAACGTTTTCCTGCAATAATTCCTTTTTGTTTGCCTGCAACACTGATGTCTTGGCACGGGAATCCAAATGTCCAGATGTCTGCTTTGGGAAATTCGTTAGCTCTAACTGCTCTAATGTCATGTTCTGTATATTCTCCTTCTGTATTAAAAATTGCTTGATAGCTCTGGCGTGCGAATTTATCCCATTCAACATAGCCAACACATGTATGTCCGGCTTCTTCCAGACCCAGCCTAAATCCGCCAATGCCTGCGAACAAATCTAAAAATTTCATTTTTCTTCCCTATCATATTTTTCGAATCCATAACCACATAACTGCCCTTGAACAATTTTTATAGCGTCTTCCGGACTTCTAGCGATGCCATGACAGACACCGTATTTTTTTAAAAATTTATGAAATGTTATTTGATCGTCTCTAGGTTTTCCAATAGGTGACTTCATTTCAATAAAGAAAATCGTGTGATCTACAGGATTGAAACCAGTCAAATCCGGCCAGCCGTTCGGCATTCCTGGATCAAAATAACCACCGGCCAACATTTTTATTTTTCCGGCTGCTGTTCTAAAAACTTTGTAGCCATATTTTGATAAAGCTACTCGAACATCGTCTTGTATTGAATGTTCTGACATATTGTTTTAATAAGAAAGGATTTTACTCACGCTCACGTAAATTTCTCACCTTTCCCTATATATATACATATACTTCTACACTTTGTTAGAAGGAGTATATGAGTATATAGGGGTAGACGTGCACGGTTGAGCGATTTAGCCTACTCACGTAACTCACGTAATTTTTAAATATCCTCTCTTTCTAATACCTCCTATTTCTTTTTGACCATATTTCCATCTTTTAAAGTTGCTACTTGTTTAAATGCCATCAATCCACCTCTAATTCATCTTGTCTGAATTGAATATAAACAGCTGCCGTCTGATTGACACCATTAGATAAACGTTCAATTTTTGATAAGTTATCTTTTAACGGAACTTCTAACGTTAATTTAATCGCTCCATTTTTAACTTGAATCTGGTCATAAGAGCCAACTAACGATAATCCGTTAGCCTTGCTTTCTGTTTGTGAATTGCTGTCAACTGGTACTAATTCAAAATTTTCCATTATTTAATTCTCCTGATAAATATTTTTATTGCGTCATAACCGGCATTGAAATGTTTTCTTGCCTTGGTTACTACGATGAGGTTGTCGTCTAAGATCACACCTGCTTTAACTAATTCGTCTTCTAAAGCCTTAGCCACATTGTCTAGATCCGACTTTGCGTGTTTAGCACACCAAAATTCAAAGGAAAATTCGTATTCTTCTGTGTTTTCCATTTCTGCTTGAATGGCTGGCCAATCAGGTTTAGTAATTTCCAACCATCTTTTTCTAAATTCTGTATATCTTTTTGGATAATACGGGTGGCCAAATCTAGGTATTTTAGGCCTGGATGCTGGAACGGCTTTGATTTTATATTCTTTAGCGAACACGCTTCTCTTGCCTTTCCAATAAAGCCTTTTTCTTTATTTCTAATTTGGTAATGAAGTGAACAAATTTATCCTTCTCTTCTTTTGACTGAGCAAACTGAAAATCAAACTTATATCCATTGATGCGCTGGTCTATTCTTTTGATTTGATTGCGGATAATCATGAGCTGTTAGCCTTCAATCTTTTTAAGGCTTCTAAGGCTTGATCATTAGAAACGGGATCACCGTTATTATCCAAATGATCGTAATCAATGGCGATCTCTTTTTGTTTAACATCAGCCTGCTTGTATTCCCATTTAATTGTGTTATTCAGTCTTTCATCAAAGCGGCCGTTAAAGATTGTTTCCGGTCTTAGAAACTGTTCGTATTCACTTTTGCCTTTCCAATGTGAACAGGCTCGATCGATGACCGTCTTTAAATCTTCAGGACTAAAACCTTCGTTTAGCCTGGCGATAATCGGCTTGGTATTCTTCTTTGCTGATAGATTGAACTTTCGATTGCTTTGTTCATTGAAATAGTTCAGGGCTTTTTTAGCAATCGTAATATTTGGTGATATAGATGAGTCAGGCTTGCCTGACATAATGTCTTTATCTGTATCTGATTCTGTATCTGTATCTGTATCTATTGCGTGACTGTCACGTGATGTCACGTGACTACTTTCTAACAAAGAAGGAAGTTGAACTTTTTTTCTTTGCCTTTGCTTTCTGATACGATTTTGTTCTCTAACTCTTTCCATGCCATCGATGTTTTGGTGCTTTTCCCAATTAGTGATGGCAATCACACCATCTTGGCCGATATCGATCATATTGAATTTGTTTAAAGTAGTAATTGCTAAACGGACAACGTTCAAAGGCTTATTAAACAAAGTGGCCAGCATCTCATCGGTATAAGGCATGTTTCTTTGAATATAGATAAGACCATCATCGTTAGTCTTACCGGCAAGAACTAGTAATCTAATCCAGATAATTAAAATCGAATCAGATTCAGGTACAGATTGGATAAGACGGATCTTTTCATCATCGAACATCGTAGTTTTAAGTTTTATCCAATGTATCTCTGCCATTTACAGCTCCTTAAAATGGCAAGTTGTCCATTACAGGGTCGCCAGTAGTCTGATTTTCTAAAGCCTGATCGACGCCTTGATTGATTGAAGCTGTATCTTCTGTATCTGCTTTGGGACGCATTTCTCCATTTGGCTGTGAAGAGGCTTGCTTAGGATTGTATTGGCTGATATTGGCAAAATACTTTCCAGCGTTCTTCCCTCTAGTAACTTGACGCCAGCCAACTTGAACATTGATCTGTTTATTAATCACTGCTTCAGCGACCGGGTTTAAGCCGTCTCCTTGAAAGCTGTAGTTATCAGACTTGCCATCAGTATCTACAGCATTTAACAAGGCATCAATTTTCCAGGCAGCTTTTTCCGTATTGTAAAAACTATCAAAAGGAATCAGTTCCCCTTCATGTTCGCCGTCTAATACCTGGTAATTAAGCGTCATCGTATCAGCGGCTCCGTTCTGGCTCTTTTGAGCTTGGTAATCTTCTAGAATGGTTACGTTGTATTTGCCGCCTTCGTTTAGATATCTGTTACCCCGTCCGTTTTCAATATGGTGTGTAAAACTCATGATGCTTTCTCCTCTGTCTTTTCTTCTTTAACTGTTTCAAATAATTCTTCTGGTAGTGTTTCTAAGCGCTTGTCCAATCGGTTTTTGGCATAGGTCTGCTGGTCGGATGCTAATTGAATCGATCGTTTGCCTTTGTTATTGGTAATTCTGCCAACGACATCGAATAATCCTAGAAAACTGTTTCTGGCAATTTCGTTTTTAATTGACGGCATAAAGCGGGTCAGTTTGCCCCCTACTGGATCGGTTTCGTCTATCACTGATTCCCAAGCCGTGACATAAATCGTCTTGCCGGTTTCCCTTAACAAGTTAGCCAGTTCGGCAAAAAAGGATTGCAGTAAGGGATAGATATCGTAATTACTCTTACTGGACTTTGAATAGATCTCTAAAATTTCCGAATAAAGAAAACTGACGTTATCCAATATCAAGGCATCGACTTTTTCGTTAAAGCCATAACTTTTAATGAACTTGGGCAGAAATACATTTAAAGATCTTTTTTCGTCACTGCTCATTTCATAGATCTGGGTATCGTTAAAATCTTCAATCACATGGTTTAAAGACATATCAAAGGGCAGTAAGATTTTGTTTCCAGGAATATAAGAAGCCGTTGTCGTCTTACCAGTTCCGCCTTCCCCATAGATCAAGTACATATCACCTTTGGTGATGTAGTCTTTTGCATTAATAAAAGCCATCGAATCCTCCTTTAATCAAACTTGACCCTGCTTTGTTTTTCATAAACAACTACACCATCAAGATCTTCTTGAATAACATCACCAAACTTCTTTTTAAGCTGGGTCGGTGATTTCAATACAAAGGCGTCTAAGCCGTATTTTTGATAGAACTTCTTTTTGGTTTGATCGTTATCCCCGTTTAATAATTGCCGATTGGCTTCTGTTAAATGAATATGAACGAACTGTGATCCATTGATTAAACGTTTCTTTGTTTCGTCTTCAACGTTTTTGATTGGGTTCTTTAAGGCTTTGATAGTATAAGCAATACTTTCCAGATCTTCGTTGCTTAATTCAGAAATGAAAGCTTTGCTTCTAAGTTGCGATACGTTGGCAACTTGGCCAACTTCGTCGATAACTCTAATTTCGTTACTCATGTTTGTTATAATTACCTCGTATTTTTGTTTATTCTTCCGATTGCACTCGGAAGTTTTTTATTTAATAAGTTCTTTTGTTATTCGTCTGCCACACATTGGACAAAAGTTGACTTGAAACGATGTTATAAATTCGTTAGTCCTATAAAGTTCTAAGTGTGCAGGTGAAACTTCAATAAAGTTTTTATAATCGTCATATCTAGAAGAATTAACGTGTTTGACTATTTCTCCATAATGGTGGCAATATGGACAATCATCTTGACTAATATTCATGCTGTCCTTTCTTTATATGAAAGTTTGTATCCTTGAATCACTTTTCCGTTTTTCAAAGCGTAATTAATGTTTCTGTGAAATGCTTTGTTAGCTTTTGAAACCGATTCGATTTCAACCTGTTCGCCTGTTTCTAAATAAGTGGCTATGATTGGTCTTTGTTGTTTTTTGGCTTTATCCAACGAAGCTTTAAAAAGATCAAGACCCTGCTTTAAGCCTTTGGCTTTTTGTAAAATCTTTTCTTTGCTTTCTTCTTTAGTAAAGCTGTTAAGTCTAACTGCTTCCATTAGTCATTCGGCTCCTTGAAAAAATTCTTTTAAAGTCATGCCTGATAGTTTCCATTGCACGATTGCCATGCCGATTAATGAAACACAGATTCCGGCAATTGCTCCGGCTGCTAACATAGTGAGTTCTAGATTTAATACGTTCATTTGTTTGCCTCGATTCTTTCATCCATTCTTCTAACGATTAAGTAATAAAGATCGAATGGCATTTCTTCGCTGTCTAAAACAGCCTTTACAGTGTTCCTCATGTCTTTTAATCCGGATTTATAATCTTTCATCTTTAGATGCTCCTTAAATATTCTTCAATCTCTTTTCTTGGAAATAGAATTTTACCGCCTAAGTGTTTTTCTGAAACAATTTCAGTAAATTCTTTTCCGTATCGAATTTGTCGATCGAATGAATTAAGAGAACAAGGAATTATTTTCGCTACCTGCTTTCTTGTCATAAAAAATGGTTCTTCCATGTTTCCTCCTTATGCTGTTCGTAATGTTTCTATTTTAGAAACACTTTCATTAAAAAAATATTTCGGTATTTCGTTCTTTTCAATTCCGTACAAGAGAGCTATTTTTTCGATTTGTTTAGTGTCCCAAAATGTTTTACCGTGAAATCTATTGAAAACAGCCGGATAAGACATACCGAGTTCCCTTGCAAGTTGGCTCATGCTAGAATTCTTTTTTGCTAAAAGCCCACGTAATTCTGAATACCTGCGCATTTGTTCTCCTTCTTTTTTGTTTCTGTTGCATCAACAACGTTATTAACTATAACTTATAGTTTCTAAATTATCAACAATATTTTATTAAGATTTGTTTAACTTTTAGAACATTATGTTTATAATATAGGCATGAACTCATTAAGCGAAACAGTTATTTCTAATATAAAAAAGGCCTTGAAAGAAAATAATATGTCTCAAGCTGAATTAGGGAGAAGAATTCACGCCGCTAGGTCAACTGTTACTCATTGGCTAGACGGAACCAATGGAATAAGGCAAGACAAACTAGAAGAGATAGCAAAAGTTTTACATCATGATATTTCTTGGTTCTTTATAGATGAAAATGAAAAGCATATTAAACAGCAGAAATTAAACCATAATCAAATATTGTTAGCAATGTCATTAGATTCGGACGCAACTAAAGAAGAAGTAGACGAAGCTATTAGATATGTTAAGTATATGCATGCAAAAAGATTAGAGTAGAGAGCAATGAACATACTGGAGAAAATTGAGGATAAATACAAAGAATATGATTTCCATGTTATTTGTTTTCCTGATAATCTAAGAAAGTTACATGGTTATATTGATTGTGGCCATATATACATAAACAAAAATGATCCAATAGAACTACAAGCAAAGACAGCATTGCACGAAATAACTCATGCTGAATGCGATTATGGCCATAATCTACTAGACCACAGACCTGTTCAGACGATTAAAGCGGAGGGATTTGCTACACGTATGGCAAATAGAGAAGTAAAAAAATATTTATCTTATTAATTCACGTGCAACGTCACGTTAAACCGTTTAAAGGGAGATTATGAGAGAGAAAAAGTTAATTGTAAGAAGATTAGTGTCAGGAATTTTAAACATTGTAATAGGATTAGTTATTTTTATCACTGGCATGTTTTGGATTATGAATTATGGCCAATCTATTGTTGGGAATTCATTAGCGAATGTAGGATTTTTCGGATTAGTTCAAGGAATTATTTATGTATCGACCTGCAAAGCTTACCCACGTAAATGGCTTGAAGTTTTGTTAGGAGTTTACGCTGCTTTTAATGTATTGCGCCCGTTTTTTGTTACCGTGACAAATAGTTTATTTAACGTTGCGATAGTAGCTGCTCTTATTTTTTTTATTTATGTAATTGGAGCACCTTTAACAAAAACTGGCTACAGTGATATGCCCTACTTTACTAAGGAAAAATAGAAATGTGGTTATTAACTGCAATAGTTTTAATAGTTTTATGTGTAAGATTCTTTGCTAAGGCGTTGCCTTATCTATTAGCCGGTATAGCTATTACCTACGCTTTTATTTATTGGTGGGTATCTTTAATAGTTATAGCCTTAATTGCAATTTATTTTCTTAACAAACGTTCAAAGAAACAATAATCATAGCCACTTTGTTGGCATACATAAGAAGGACAATCATGGCTTCTATCACTTATCAAGAAAAAGTTAAAACATATCGTGTTCAAGTTACCACCAAAGGCCATAAACGTGTGGGTAAATCTGGTTTTCGTACAAAAACGGAAGCTAGAAAGTGGTTAACCGAAAACGAACTTAAAATAATGACTGGCAAGTCTGACTTAATCGATTCCAGTAAATTGTTATCTAGCTACTTTGAGCATTGGTATGAGACGTATAAGACTAACGTCACCGATATAACGCTCGATCAGTATAAAACCACCTATAGAATTATTAAAAAATATTTACCTCACGCACGACTGAACAATTTTACTCGGGAACAATATCAGAAATTTTTAAACAAATATGGTAAAGACCATGCTAAAGAAACCGTGGCTAAACGAAAAACGCATATATCAGCTTGTTTAAAAGATGCTTTCGCTGATAAATTAATCAGTGAAGATATAACACAGCGCATAACCCTAACCGGTAAAGCTGGTAAGTCATCAGAGCTTAAATTTTTAGAAGCTGACGATTTTAAACGTTTAGAACAATATTCATACGATCACCTTAATAACGATTCGCAACTGGCTATCTTTATAGCTATTCACACAGGTATGCGAATCGGTGAAATCAGAGCTTTAAAGATTAAAAATGTCGATTTTGTGCAATCCAAAATTACTATCGACAAAGCTATGGACGGTTACGGAAAAATAAAAGCACCAAAAACGGCCGCTAGTAATCGTGTAATTCAAATTGATAAACGATTATTAGACGTATTAAAGAGATATAAGCGCGTTTCTGGTTTATTGGTACAAGTAACAAGAGAAGCAATTAATCACGTTCTAACAAAAGATTTAAAGAAGATAGAAGCAAAAGACGTTACCTTTCACGCCTTGCGTCATAGCCATGCAAGTTATTTATTATCTAAGGGTGTTTCGATTCAATATGTAAGCGAGCGTTTGGGACATTCCAATGTTGGAATTACAGAAAATGTGTATTCTCATTTATTAAAAACGCTCAGGGAAAACGAAGAAAAAAAGATCACTGATTTAATGGATTTTCAGTGA